GATTTAACCATGAAACGAACTGCCGAGTAGACAGCGGCCATAACTCCAAGAATGCAAGTAATGACCGCTGCCCATTCATTCGGTGTCATTTCCCCGTTGATCCGAACGCTGTGTCTTTAGGGTTAAGCGCGCGCAAGATAACAGGCGCGATCGCGGCAACTCCAGCCATAAGAAGAGTCTTCGGATCTGTTACTCCTGCCATGTAAAGAGTAAGTGAAGCTGCTAAGAATGAGCGTCCCCATGATGCGGCTACTGCTTTGGCTTTATCCATTTTTTTCCTTCTTTCTTGGGTTTGACTCCCGAACTAGGAATCTCGAACTCCTGAAACTCTGCTTTAATTGGAACGAACTTGGGAAACCCGAATCCGACTATCTCTTTACCTTCGCCGTAATTACGAACCTTTAGCATGACCATTCCGCCATTACGTTGGTCGCCAGTTCCCGAAGTGTTTCCCTCGATTGTTAACACTTGATGATTATCTAGAAGCTTTACGACTATTCCGACATGAGAGATTCGATCGACGCCGTCATGCGGAAAGTCCATAAAAGCAAGTCGTCCGATCTGTGGCATGTTTGACCAGCGATTTATCTCCTTAAACTTATGCGCTCCTGTTGCCGTCGACACACAAGAGTGCATTTTTATTCCAGCCTGAGCAGCACACCAATTAACGAAAGATCCACACCAAGGCTGTCCGTCAAAGCCTGTAAATTTTCCGTACTTGGTAAGATTATTACCTTCTTCGACGGTACCGATTTCGGCAGCTGCGATCTCTACGAAACGCTGAATAGTGCCATCTGGGTAAGTCATAGACCTAGAGCCGTTCTTAAATCTGCGACTGATAATCCGACGCTGGCTAACTTTTGATCTAGCGTCAATTCTGGCGCAATTACTGTTCCGTTATGAGCTTGAACTACTGCCGCAGCTTTAGATTCGTCTTTAGTGGCAATTTTAAGAAGAAGCTTATTATCTTCGACTTGAACCGAATCTATGTCGTTCGAGACTGATACGCCCGCAGCTTTTAATTGTTCCCGTAATTCCGCTCCATTAAGATTTAATGGCTTATCGAATGTAATCATTTTATGCTCCTAAATAAACGACTTGGAAAAGGCTTTTTCCGCAGTTAATAGTTCCGCCAGAATCTTGATAGGCTTGAACTTCTAGATAATCTCCGACCGATAGAGACGCGACGACAGTTCCGTAAGTGCTTGGATAGTAAGTCGTTCCAGAAGTGGTCTCCACGCTTAAAAGGTTATCGGTGTTATTTTTTAAGACGTTAACTACGCGGCGATTACTCGCGTTAGCGTCCCAGCCTACGCCGAAATTAATCGTGTAATAACCCGCTTTCCCACTCGGGATCGTAATTCGGGTTCCCGCTGACTGGGTATGGAATGAGGACGTATCCCACATTTCTTCCGCGTCTGTCCATGTTAATTTAGTAGATGTCGCGTTCGTTAAACTGATGTTAAAAGCTGCGTGGTACATGCTCGCGCCTACGAAGCCCGAAGTCGCTGGAGTAGCCCAACTTGGGACACCGCTAGCGACTGTGAGAACTTGTCCTGTACTTCCGATTCCGAGACGAGTAAAAGTTCCGCTTCCAGTTCCGTAAAGCGTGTCTCCGTTTGTAGTGATAGCTGTGGCCATCGAGTTCGTAATGGTAACTGCGCCAGATGTTCCACCGCCGCTAATACCTGTCCCAGCTGTAACCGCTGTAATGTCACCGACATCATTCGTGACCCAGATAAAATCCATGTCGGTATTAGAGTTTTTGGCTAAAATCTGTCCCGAAGTTCCACCTTTAAGGTCGACCAATGAAGCATCAATAGAATCGCCAAGTGTCTCGATCGCTGTCGCTCCGTCCTTTACCAAGTCGGTCGAAGTCGGAACGCTCCATCCGAAATTAGGCGTAGTAGTTGCCATGCTTTTTCTCCTTTATGCGACTATAAGCGCGTTTAACCAGATTAGTGTAGGGCTAAGAGTGTTCCATGTTTCGGAAGCGGACACGTCATTCCAGCGAGCCGCATCGAGTGAGTAAGCCAATGGCGTAACGTAAAGATCGATGGCCAGAGAGTTATAGCCAGCTGAGAATCGCCAGCCTTCTACGAAGCCTTGAAAGTTCGATCCCATGTTTATAGGCAAATCCGTAATGTTCACTGGCATTCCCATGAACACACCTATAAGGGCGTCTCTATCTGAATCCGTTACGTTAGGGCTACCCAGCGGATAGCGAATCGACTCGAAGTTTGCCCTTGGATAAGCGCGGAGAGCTAGATAAAAGTTTGCCTGAAGTGTCGCATCTGCGCCATTTTCTAAAGAAGTGATAATGTTTTGGGCTAAAGCTCCGTAAAGAAGAACCGAAGCCGCTTCCGTCGCCGATTGAGTCTGTCCATTTTTATAAGTTATCGTCACTTCATTTCGGACATCTCCCGCTCGCGTCGATGTCTGTAAGCCACTGGAATAAGCATCTAAAGCTGATAACTCCACATAACCATTATTGGCTAAATACGTTCCTCGATGCGTAGAGTCGGCGTAACCGATTCGGCCTTGGCTATCTTCATAAATGTAACCAAGTCCAGAAGTAGCCAGAGACGCGACTAAAGAATAGGCATCTGTAACGGAAGAAGATCTCGAATGGAGTTCGTAATTACCTGGAAGATCGATTTCGCCTAGGCCGCTGTTCTGAGCGTTCGCCCACGTTGTCGTCGGATTATAAGTAGCCCAAGTAAGAGCAGCTGGAACTTCATTCCAGACTCCGTAAAGAATGTTATCAAGAACGTCGTAGATCTGATCGCCGTCAAAATCTTTCGATAAAATGCCAGTAGTAAGAACTTTAGGTAAACGCGAAAGCGCGCCGAGAGCTGTAATGGTTATAGTCTGAACCAGTCCGCCAGTCCCCGATCTTTCCACCGTCGTAAGAATGTCGCTAACGCTGCCGCCGAAGATAGCCACTGGAGTAGCTGCGGAGTTCTGTACGAAAACTGTTATCCCCGAGTTAATTCCTACAGTAATCGGATCGTCATCTAAATTAAGAAAAGATAAACTACAATAGCCCGCTACCGCTTGCTGATAAATGTCTCGTCGGCCCGATTCGATAGTGAGATTCGCCAGAGTTATGTTCTTATACTCGACTCCATCGATAAGAACGCTCCAGACTGGAGTCCATAGGGTCATACTGCTACGAACGCTCCCGCGCCAAGAGTGCCGCGCGCTTGGGATTGATTAACTATGTCGATGATGGTTCTGGCTGCCTGTTCTGGATTTCCTACGACGCCCATGTTTACAGTTATGTTATTTTGACGAGCTTCCGCCGCAGCTGCTCGCTGATCTCGAAGTCTCTGGGTCTCTGCCTGTAGTTCAATGCTGCGAAGAACTGCCGCCTGTTGCATCGCCGATAATCCACTTATGTCGCGAGTGCCGCCAAACTTCGACGTAACCACCACTGGAGCGGTCGGAATAGTAGGCGGAATAATTGGCTCTAAGAATGGCTTATCTTCTGGCTTTATCGGTGGCTCTATTGGGCCGCCAGCTCTAAGTCCTTTACTTCCATCGTCAAAAAGATTAGTAATCGGGTTATTTTTAATAAAGTCAATTATTCTTTTTACAGCATTAAATGTATTGGTCAAGAATCCGACGAGCTTTGAAAATGTCGTAACCAAGCCAGCGGCGATCGTTCCGATTCCTTCGAGTGCTATCTTAAATGCTCCGCCAAGAATGGGAGCTAAATACTGATCGATAAACTCCCACACCTGTTTTAAGAATCCGTAGAATGGCTTTAACTCTTCCGAGTTATCCGAGATCGCTTTTTTAATTTTATCGAATGCTGATCTAAGTCCTTCAAGAATTGGTCCGACTACTTTTCCGATTGCTGGAATAACTTCTTCATAAAGGAACTTCCACCAAGAAACCAAGATAGGTAATAGGTCTTCCTTAATTACCTTAAAGATTACTCCGAACGCTGGCCCTAATGTTTCGCCTAGATTCTTAGCGAAGTCTTGAACAGCTGGGATTCCTTTATCTACGAATCCAGAGATAAGCGGAGTAAGTGCATCAAGAACGTAAGAACCTACAGTCTCTTTAGCTTCATCAAATGCAACAGTCAGACGAGCCATCTTTCCCTGAAAGGTCTCGGCTTGCTTAGAAGCTTGGCCCTCAAAAGTTTTAGATAGTGCCGCAGCTGCCGCGTCAAAGTTTTTAGACTTAATGATGCTCTCATCGATTCCGACACCGAGCTTCTTTAACGCGCCTAAATTGCCGTCGTAAGCTTTACCGAGAGCTTCCGAGACAGTCTTTAGATCTTTACCTGTTCCCGCGGCGATGTCGAGAGCTAAGGTCTGGAGTTCTTGGGCCTTCTGCACGTCTTTCGTCGAACGGACTAATCGATCTAAACTGGGACGTAGAACGTCGTCCGTAATTCCGTTAGCCAGTGCCGTCTGAGTTATGTAATCTTCTACAGCTGCGATCTGATCTTTCGTCGCGCCTGTGACGTTGCCTAAAGTCGTCGCGAGTTTAGCCTGAGCCGCTTCGTCTTCGATCGCAGATTTAACGCCATCGACGAGCAGAACGCCAGCATAAGCAGCCGCAGCCGCTCCAGCTACAGCGAACGCAGCTCCCGCCTTCTTAGCGAAGTCGCCCATCTTAGATCCGAAGCCCTCGACTTCATTCTGCGCGCCTTTGACGCCCTTCTTTAATTCGTCGAAGTCGGCGTCGAAAGTTATTTTTATCTTAGGAATGCCAGCCATTAGTTCAACCTTAATTCTTTAGCGATCTGTTGAACCATAAGCGAGTATTCGCGAGCTACGACTGGCACATAAAAGTCGACCGCTGGAGCGATCCAGTAGCCGCGCTTATTGTAGGGAGTCTTAAATCTGTTAGTAAATGTTCGGCCGATTGAGTCGACTCCGCCATGAGATCCATACTCTGTTCCCCAGAGCAGCGCGCCCGCTGGCGCAGCTTGACGACGAACCTT